AAGGTGGATGCACAACAAGAAAACAACAACTATTTGATGCAGGACAATTAAAACTTCCAGAAGACCAAAGAATTCCAGTTAACACTAAATAACTTTCAGTTTTATAAGAATTATGAAATTTACAGTTTATTCAAAAGACGGTTGTCCATATTGCACAAAAGTTCAACAGGTGTTAGAATTGGCAGAACTACAATATGTGGTTTACAAATTGAATACAGATTTTACTCGTGAAGAATTCTATGCAGAATTTGGTCAAGGTTCTACTTTCCCTCAAGTAATTCTTGACGAAAAGCATCTTGGCGGATGTACAGATACTGTTAAGTATTTGCAAGAAAACAATATTGTATGACAATAAATAGTCAAGAACCCCATATTAATCGGGGTATTGAATTATTACTTAGAAATAGGAGGAAGAGAAAATCAAAACCAAAAACTTTTCAAATGAAGTTTGGTAAAATGATTTCTCTCTTTCATAGAGAGTTTCATTTCTTTATAGAATTTCATTTTGATATTAAGAAAAAATAAACTCTCTGGAGAAGAAAAATGGAAACAGCATATGTTATAACATTCTCAGTAATGTTCACGTTGCTATTTTTTATGACTGGAGGTATAATAGGTTGGTTAACCTATAGGCATCTACTGGAATCAAGACCTCCTTATTTGCATCCAGAGTTCTTTGACGAAAATGGGCAGGTGATACCTGACGAAATAGTATCTGTACGATTTGAAAACGATTACGATTATGACCACAACGAAGACGAGGAAGACGACTGAGAAATCAATTGAAACTCTTCCTATAAATCCATTTGTTTTTGAAGTTTTGGAACTTGTTTCGAAACAAAAAACTCACGCAAAGAAAGTAGAAGTTCTAAAAACTTACGAACACGATTCTTTAAAAGCAATTTTTATTTGGAACTTTGATGAAACTGTAATTTCACTTCTACCAGAGGGACCAGTTCCTTATGCCGATGCAAAAGACCAGAATGTTTATTCTGGTAATCTATCTGATAATTTGATGAAAGAGGCATCTGGCGGAGAATCTGCTACTCATCAGGACCTTGGTGGTGGTGGCAGAACATCTCTTCGAAGAGAATATAAAAACCTCTATCATTATGTAAAGGGAGGTAATAATAACCTCTCAACAATTCGTAGAGAAACAATGTTTATTAATCTTCTTCAAGGTCTTCACCCTAAGGAAGCAGAGGTATTAATTCTCACAAAAGATAAAAATCTTACAAATAAATATAATATTAAATTTGAAACTGTTAAAGAAGCATATCCCGATATTACTTGGGGAGGTCGTTCTTGACGGTTTCTGTAAGCATAGAGAAAGATATGGAAGAATATGGAAAGAAAGAAAGGACTGTTTTACCAAGTACTTATGGATGCGAAATCCTCTTGGAAAAAACAACAACCACTCAAGCAAAAGATTATTCATTTCCAAATGATGCTTATTTAATTTGGTATATTGTAGACGAGAAGGAACATCTTGATTTAGTAAGAGGATCAAAAGTTCGTATTTTTGATATGTATTATGATAAATATGGTCCAGGAGTAGTTAAAAAAATAGATTTTGGATATGGAAGAACAAATCCTAAATTGTGGGGAATTAAACAACCAGAGAAAAAGAAGAAATGAGTGGTTTTGAAAAAAAGAAAAAGGTTAATTTAGAAGTTCAGATAAATCAAAATGAAGTTGATAAATTAATCAAAGACTATAAAAAAATTAAAAAATATATGAAATCTTCTTTTTACACTATTAAAAAAATAGATGGAACTGAAGAAATTGTAAGTCAACTTTTAAAAGAATATGGGAAAAATCCTATAGACTAATGGGTAAGCATTATTTACTAAATTTGTATGGATGTTCGTTTGTTCTTTTGGATGACGAACATTGTCTTGTAGACCTACTGGAAAATGCAGCAATCGCAAGTGGTGCTACTGTGGTTCAAACTATTTCAAAAAAATTTGACCCGCAGGGAGTTACTGTAATGTGCTTATTATCAGAGAGCCATATTAGCATTCATACTTGGCCTGAAGAGGGTAAAGCTGCTGTAGATGTTTATACTTGTGGTGATTGTAACCCAAAGATTGGATGTGATATAATCATTCAACAACTTTATGCCACCAATCACACATTAAGTTACATAGAAAGGTAGTCTATTATACAAAATTAATTCACTAAATAATCGAACGTTCATTTGCTATTCGCAAATAGCAAACGGAAGTAGGGATACCGAAGGAACGCACCAATACCACAAGTAAAGGAGCACTTCAATGAAAACTAAAAATAACTGGCAACTTATTTTGATTAAGCAACAAAAAGAAAAAGAACAACGTAAACATCAAGCAAAAATTGTAATGGCAATGCGATGATATTTTGGGAGGGTTGACACCCTCCCTTTTTTTGACTATAATACCTTTGTTGAGGTTGATAAAAATGAATGAAGAAAAGCTTAAGCTAATTATCAGAAATCTTGAGTCTTTAGTTGATTGTCTTAAGACAGAGATTTATTCTGATACGTCTTCATACAAATATGAAGAAATTGCTCCACATTTAAATGATTATGATGAAGTATTTTATGACGGAGATGATGATGTATATGCCGACTGATAAAAAAATGAAACCTGTTAAAGCAAAAGATCTTCTTGAACTTGATAAGAGACTTCAGGTTGTCAAACTTCAATGTTATCCTATTCCTGAACAAGTTATTTGGCAGGCAGGAAAAGGTGATTATTCTGAAGTTCCAATTCACGAAATTGAGGTTCCAAAGTCTCAACAATGTGGGGAATGGATTGTTGAACAACTTCTTGCAAATGAAAGAGGTCACTGGGGTCCAATTGAGCATCCCGGAATTACTTTTTCTTGTGCTGGGTTTGTTCATAATGTAATTGTTCAGGCAAGAACCCATCGTATTGGAACAAGTTGGGATGTTCAGTCGCAGCGTTATACTGGAAAGCGTGTAATCAAGGTTGCTCAAAAAGAACTTGATGTTGAAGATGTTTTCTATGTGCGTCCTGCGGGGTTCTATACTAATCGTAAAGGTAAAAAGTATGAATGGACCGAAGAGCACCGACAACGCAAGTTAGATCGCATTCTGAGTGAGTGTGAGGAGTATGCTGATTACTACGAGCAGGGTATGAGTGAAGAGCATATTCGTGATTATCTTCCACAAGCAATTCGTCAGAACTTTGTAGTTTCTTTCAATCTGCGTTCTGTTCTTCACTTTATGGATCTTCGTTCTAAACTTGATGCCCAACTTGAAATTGAAGCATTGTGTGAAGCATTTATTCCGGAACTTCAAAAGTGGGCACCAAATGTTTGGAAATATTATGAAGAAAAAAGACTTCACAAAGCAAGACTATCTCCCTGAGGTAATATGAAAACTTGGTGTTTAAAAGACCATATTACTGGACATATTTTTAAAGTTATTCTTACTCAAGAAGTACTTGAAGAATATTTAAATCAAAATCCAGAAATAAAAGAGTGTATTGATTGTATAGAATGTGATGATGCCCCATCTATTACTATTGAATGATATGGAATTGAGAACTTGTACCAAATGTAATGTAAAAAAAACTTTAGATGAATTTAGGTATTTGAGGACTACAGGGTTGAATGGTTATGTTAGATATGAATGCAAACAATGTGAAAAATCTTATTCAAAAGGACGAATAAAAGCACATAAGTACGCTCCTCCAAAATCTAATAAATGTGATTTATGTGGTATTGAGGGTCGTAAACTTGTTATGGATCATAATCATGATACCTATATGTTTAGAGGATGGATATGCCAAAATTGCAATAAAGGTATAGGTGGTCTTGGAGACAATATTGAGATGCTAAAAAAAGCTATTGAGTACCTCTCCAAAAATAATAAACATGCCACCATTTTTGTGGAATAAATATCGTTATATTAATTAATATTGTATGGCAGTATACCCAATTATTAATAAACAAACTGGTGAACAGAAAGAAATTTCGATGAGTGTTCACGATTGGGATCAATGGAAAAAAGACAATCCAGACTGGGATAGAGATTGGTCAGACCCATCGACTTGCCCGAATTCGGGGGAAGTGGGTGAAGTCTATGATAAACTTAGAAAAACTCACCCAGGGTGGAATGATGTTTTGCGAAAAGCATCAAAAGCTCCAGGATCCAAAGTAAAACCAGTTTAAACCTATGGCAAGAAAAAGAAGGACTTCCGATCAACCAATTGGTGTTGGTCTGACTGTAAAACAAATGAAAAGAAAGAAACCGATTAGTTCGGATCTTCTAATTGACATTGAACCTTTGACAGATAATCAAAGAAAATTATTTGATGCATATTCAAATGGACAACATCTTGTTGCTTATGGATGTGCTGGAACGGGTAAAACATTCATCACACTTTACAACGCACTCTGCGATGTTTTAGATGAAAGGTCTCCTTACGAAAAAATTTATATCGTTAGGTCTCTTGTTGCTACTCGGGAAATTGGTTTTCTTCCTGGTGATCACGAAGATAAGTCAGCACTTTATCAAATTCCCTATAAGAATATGGTGAAG